AACACCATTTGCGAGGGCAATGCCAGATGAGTTTAAATATGACACAAGCATTGACACTTTTACTGCTTACAAAATGTATATCGCATCCAAACCTTGGGTTGCATCTAATTATCTTCGTTACCCATCCAGAAAACCAGATTGGGTTTGATTTATGAGACATATTCTTTTTACCCTTAAAGGGTGTTCTATGGTTCTTCTTGATGATGAAAAATACATCCGTGATGTTGTTTATCATGCAAGTACTAAATGCGAGTCCACTTTGTTGGCACTTAACTCTCACAAGTTTGATCCTCAGGGAGTGACTTGTGTTGCTATGCTTGCTGAGTCTCATATCAGCATTCATACTTGGCCTGAACTTGGTATGGCAGTTTGTGATGTCTTTACTTGTGGAGATCACACAAAACCCCAAGATGGTGTAGAATATATGAGGCAGATGTTTCATGCATCTGATATTGTTTGTAATGAATTTGTTCGTCCTTTGGAATGATTATGCGTGATGAATTTTTGTGGGTTGAGAAATATCGACCCAAGACTATTGAAGATTGTATTCTTCCTGATAACATCAAGAGTACTTTTCAAAACTTTTTAATTAAGGGTGAAGTTCCCAATCTGCTCCTTGCAGGGCCTGCTGGGTGTGGAAAAACTACCGTAGCAAAAGCACTGTGCAATGAACTTGGAGTAGATGTATATGTCATTAACGGATCCGACGAAGGTAGATTCCTTGATACTGTCAGAAACACTGCGAAAAACTTTGCTTCGACCGTCTCACTTTCGTCAACTGCTAAACACAAAGTCATCATCATTGATGAGGCAGATAACACAACGAACGACGTACAACTCCTCCTACGGGCGTTTACTGAGGAGTTTAGTGGTAACTGTAGGTTCATCTTCACCTGCAACTTCAAGAACAAAATCATTGAACCCCTCCACTCCCGTTGCGCGGTTGTTGAGTTTGGAATTGGAGGAAAACAAAAACCTGCCATCGCTGCACAATTCTTCAAAAGAATCCAAGAGATCTTGGATAAGGAGAGTGTTGAATATGAGCCAAAAGTTCTTGTCGAACTCATTAACAAACATTTCCCCGATTGGAGACGAGTCCTCAATGAATGCCAACGCTATTCGTCGGGGGGTAAAATCGATGCGGGCATTCTTGCACATTTCTCCGATGTAAAAGTTAATGATCTTATCAGACATCTTAAGGAAAAGAACTTTCCTGAAGTACGTAAATGGATTGTCAATAACTTGGACAATGATACTTCTGTACTTCTGCGTCGCATTTACGATGCTTGTTATGATTCCTTGGTCCCGTCCAGTATTCCTGCTGCTGTTCTTACTCTTGCTAAGTATCAGTATCAGATGGCATTCGTTGCGGATCAAGAGATAAATATGCTTGCTTGCTTAACCGAAATTATGGTGGAGTGTGAATTCAAATGAAAAAGAATCGTCAATACAAATCCAGAATGTATTATTACTTCTGGGGTGCCATGACTCTGTTCGTTCTTCTTGGGCAGATCTACGTTGGCACTGGATATCGTATTATGGCACAAAGTATCAACCAATTCTTTCATACATTGACTACTGAGTTGGAAGTAAAATGATTGTCCCTGAGGCAGATGCTACTTGGGCTGCGGATGAATTCATCAAATATTTCTCTCAGATGGGAAATATTGAAGATTATCTGCGCTTTGTGAAAAAGGAAGTAATCAAATCCACAAGTTCTCTTGCCCCACTTAATGATGAGTTCTTCAATGAAGATATTCATCCACAAGAGATGGAATTTGATATTAAATTCGTTGGTAGTAGATTTCAGCAATCTATTCCACAGGAACATTATGGAAATCTGCTGAGAGCAGTATCTTCTCATAACAACGAAAGTAACATTCCTGGGAGGGAACTTCGTTGGATGGTCTTTGAAAAGAAGACTCAGAAGGTACTCGGATTCATTCGTTTTGGTTCTCCCACAATCAATTCTAAACCAAGGAATGTTTGGTTAGGTAAAGCACCTAATCTTTCTATCTTCAATCGCCATGCTGCGATGGGATTTGTGATTGTGCCATCACAACCCTTTGGATACAACTATCTGGGTGGTAAACTCCTGGCACTCCTGTGCTGCTCTCATTTCGCCCGTGAGGCGCTCAATCAGGTCTTTGAGAAAGACATTGCTCTGTTTGAAACCACGTCCCTCTACGGGTCTACTACAGATGCCTCACAGTATGATGGCCTGAAACCATTTATGAGATACAAAGGACTGACAGAGAGCAAGTTCTTGCCTCTGCTGCACGATGAAGCATTCCATAAACTGCATGATCGGTTTACGGTTTTGAATAACAATCAACCTTTGACTGACAAGAAAGCATCTTCTAAAAAGATGAAGCGTCAGACGAAAATGATTTCCATCACCCGCAACTCTCTTAAGGAGTATGGTTTGGATAACAAACTGGATCAATTCAATTCTGTAATACAAACTGCTCTATCACTAACTCAGAAGAAGAGAACATATTTCTGCGAATATGGATATTCAAATGTTCGTGAGGTAATTCTTGGTGAACAAGATGAACTTCTTCGTGGTCCTAACTGGGATAAGTTTTATCTTGAAAACATCATTGCTTGGTGGAAGAAAAAGGCAACCAATAGATATGAAAAACTAAAAAGGGAAGACAGGTTCAGAACAAAGGTTGAACTCTGGACAGAAGATGATGACATTCAGATTATTAGATAATGGAACTCAAAGACTGGTTGAACTCGATCAACTTCACTAAAGAAGATCTAACAGAATATACAAAAGAATATCCTCCATACATTGTTAATCGCTGCCTTTCTGGGCACCTTGATTGCATTATGTTTGCCAATGAAATGAATAAGTATCATCACTTATCCAAAGATATGCAATATTCATTTTATCTAAATAGTCTCAGGAAAAAGAAGAGATTTTCTCCCTGGCTCCGAAAGGAAAAAGTCACGGATCTGGAATGTGTCAAACAATACTATGGTTATAGTAATGAAAAGGCATCACAAGCTCTGAAAATTCTGACTAAAGAACAGATTAACTTTATTAAACAACGACTTGACATTGGAGGCACCAAATGACTACTACGGTAGAACCTACTGTTCAATGGTCTCAAGACCAGATGGTAGAAGTTATTCTTAATGAACCAGATGACTTTTTAAAAGTGCGTGAGACTTTGACACGCATCGGAGTTGCATCTCGCAAGGAAAAGAAACTCTATCAATCCTGCCACATTCTGCACAAGCAGGGAAGATATTTTATTGTTCACTTTAAGGAGCTCTTTGCATTAGATGGCAAACATGCTAACCTTACTCTTAACGATGTACAACGTCGTAACCGTATTACACGTCTTCTTGCTGACTGGGGACTCATTACAGTCGTAAAACCAGAGTCGGTTGCTGACATTGCTCCTCTGAATCAAATCAAAGTTCTTGCTTATAAGGAAAAAGGGGATTGGCTTCTTGAGCAAAAGTATAATATTGGAAAAAAGGGTAAGACTCAAGAAGGTGAATGAAAACAATTGAACGCCATCGTTATAGAGACAAGCAGATATTTCAAACCAGAACACTAACCTTTGAACCTTATCCCATGACTGAGATTGAATCAGTCATGGGATTGATTCGTGATAACCTATCACCAGATTTACTGAAAGGTCGCAAATCTTTGATGTATCCTGATGATGTTTTGACTAACAAATATTACGGTCATTGCTATCATTGTTCTCAGGCCTTGCATTATCTCATGGATACTGATATACTTTATCCCATGAGTGCAGAGGACTATCGGGGCGAAAAGCACTGGTGGTTATCTGACGGTGATACTAACTATGATGTCACTGCTGATCAATACTATTCTGTTGGTCAGACTCCTCCACACCTTGACGGAAAGAAAACCGCATGGTATGGTTGGAAACAGCGTCCACAACAGGTTTCTTTGAATCTTGTGGTTCGCGTTCTCGGAAACAGACTGGCTCTTGACAAGATCACAGACCAGTCTGTATAATGAGATTATGAGTTCACCCTCGTTAAAAGGTATTGTTTTTGATTTTGACTTATGACTACTAACGTTCAAGTCGCTCGTAATTTGGGCGCAACTTTTGCTTCTGACTTGGTAAAGCAAGCAAAGTTTAACAATCTGCGAAACGTCATTCGAGACTACATTGACTCCGCAAAAATTATGTACCCCATAGGATTTGAGTCCTGTGCGATTGGTATTCAAGAATTTTACAATCTTATTGACGAACAAAAAACTAAGAAAGCAACTTATACTGTTCGTGTTCCTATCTCTTTGATTCGTTATCTTCTGGGACAAATCCGTAATGTTCGTCCAGAATTTTGTCTTCAAAACTTTCAAACTTTCAATCACTCTGTAGATTTTACAGAGTCTGAAATTGGAGTTGCGTTTTTCAATCCCTCCGAAAACTGCTTTGATATTGTCAAGAAACAGCACACTATTGCACAAATTGCAGCAATTGCTGAAGAAAAAAGTGATGATGTTGAAGTAATTCTCCGTGTAGTAAATTTTAGGGACGATGTTTCTCAAGAAGAAATTGTACAAGAAGCATCTAAACTTTTTTACCGCGAAGTAAAGGGCATCAACGATACAAAAGAATGGGAAAAACTCTATCACCAGGTTCAGTGTGGTGAAGAAGAAGCAACCACGGTTATGAACTTCTACAAGTCAATTCCTGGACTGACTTGGCAACCAGTTGACTTTCCATTTCCTCTGGTTCAACAGGCACAATACTGCTGCACGAAGGTTTCTCAGTTCTCAAAACTCATCAAGTACGCGATTAACGACGATTCTCTTGAAGAACTGCGTCAGATGATCATCACTCTTTGCCAAACTGTTGATTGGGACAGAGAGAAACCTAACAAAGAGATTTCTGTATATCTTCTACGAGCTTTCTACAATTTTGAAAAGAGACTTCATCCTCTTCTTGATGATGCCATGTGTGGAATGGGATATCAATTTAGCATCACTGAGCACATCGAAAGTTTCTTCGACAAGAAACCAATTAATATGTATTTGGGCAGCACAAGCACTGACAAGAAACCTTGGCAGCACCTTGTAAAGGTTGCTGATCGTGTAAACGAAGCCTTGATTGAGAGTGGTCAACGCGATTCTCCATTCTTTTCTCTTCAGAGTTCTAAATTTGTCGATGCTGTATATGCTTTAGCAAACCCAACTCTTGGTAAGACAAAAACTGAGTCTGTTGACAAAGGGACTGTTGAGAAGTATATCAAACAGCATGTGCGTAATTTCAACTGATAAATAAAACTGAGACCTTTCGTGCGGTCTCTACAAAAGTCGGAACACCCTATAAAGAGGTTCGGTTTTACCGATACCTCTTTTTTTCGTATCTTGTATAATTAGTAGTGGATGCCGTAAGGATCCACACAACACAAACTCGCTTTTAAAGGAGCTACAATAATGACTAACCTCACAAGGTATACTGCTGCGGATCTTCCTACCCTGTTAGATAAGATTTCAAAAAACAGTATTGGTATGAATGAGTACCTAAATAGAGTGTTCGACTTGCATGAGACAACATCGAACTATCCCCCCTACAATATAGTTCAGGTCAGCAATGTAGAATCCCGACTTGAACTTGCTCTTGCAGGATTTCGGAAGGCAGAAGTCAATGTCTACACACAAGATGGTAAACTCTTTATTGAAGGTCAGAAAGAAGATAAAGAAACGGAAACTAACTACTTGCACAAAGGTCTGGCTCAACGGTCGTTTACACGTGCCTGGACTCTCAGTGACGACACGGAAGTTAGATCAGTTACTTTTGAAGATGGGTTACTGAGTATTACTCTTGGTAAGATTGTCCCAGAGCATCATCAACGTAAGGATTATCTGTAATCTTTAACATTTGTCTCATATTCAGTAACGGTGGTTACAGACTTTTGTATCACTATGATACATAATTGCTATATAATTATGACCTATGGAGGAGACGATGAATTTCACAACCGCCACCTTAACATTGGGAACAGCAATGAC